AGCTTTAACGCTGTCAGAAGCTACTGCTAGTACAGATACAATGTATTGTGTTTATCAAGGCAAGGCAAGACAAACAGTTACTCCGGCAACTTCAAGTGTAACAAATGCTATGTTAGCCGCAGACGCAGTTAACGGAGATAAAATTGCTGACGATAGTATTTCAGATGAACATTTAGATATAACAGCAATCACAGGTCAAACAGAAAAAACATCTTTAGCTGACGCTGATAAGTTTTTAATATCCGATAGTGCGGCTAGTGGTGCATTAAAGTATGTGCAAAAATCTAATTTACCTAGCGGTGGTTTACAATTTATTGCGGCTCAAAATACCTCAGTAACTTCAATTATTACTTTTTCAAATTGTTTTTCATCAACATATAAAAATTATGTAATATTTTTTACAAATATTAATTTTTCATCAGATAGTAATTTAGGTTTTAGATTTGGTGCAAGTGGAACTTATCTTGATGATTACAAAGGAGCTGCTCATGGTTATGATGGTGGACAGGTAGGAACTGGCTATAATAGTAGTGTAACTTATGCTCAACCAACTGGAGGTTTATTTGGTGTAGACACAGCCGCTAATAGTCAACAAGGATTAACTGGCTCTGGTATTATTTATATGCCTTATGACAGCACTTCAGCAGTTTATGGAACTTTTGAATGTGGAAGTAGAAATGATGGTAACTCTCAATGGACAGTAGCTAATTCTTGGTTTACGAGTAATACAGATGCAAGTTATACAGATTTAAGAGCATACTCTACAAGCAGTAATGATTTTAATACGCATGGAAGAATTGCAATTTATGGAATAGTGGATAGTTAAAATGACATACGAAATAAATAAACCTCAAACTAATTGGGTTACATATACGATTGATAGTGTAGCTTATGAATTATCACCAGAAATTGTAAATGGTGTTGAACAATGTTTGTCTGAAGCAGATGCCTTAGATAGAGCAACTGAGAAAAAAAATTGGAACAATGCAAGTGGAGATAGAAAAATTTCACAAATAAAACAAATAAGAAATCAAAAACTACAAGAAACAGATTTCTATGCTTTAAGTGATGTCACAATGAGTAGTGAAATGTCTACTTACAGACAAAACTTAAGAAACATTCCGCAAGATTATACAACAGAAGATGAGTATGATTTATTACTTGCTGTAGATGAGCAAGATAACTTAACACACACAATTTGGAAAAAACCATAAGGAGTAAAACATGGCACTAAGTAAAATAGATGTAG